GTTTCAATTAAAGGTGTATCAGAATTTCTGGTAGTCTTTTCAACCGCAGAAGCTGACCCAACTTGCTCAAAGAATGCCTTGTCACCGTTAACAGACTCTACATCCACTGCACCGCGCAAAAGAGATCCCATTTGCTGGGACAATAGCTGCACATTGGACGAGTACTGATTAACGAAGGCGGTCGTGATTTGTGAACTCATATTCACTCCTTCGATATTTAAGTTAAGATTTAAGTGGATTGTCCCTTACGGGGTCACAAATTGGTAAAGTTGTAAGGCCGAAACGGTTGTCTTATTCAACTGGTTGTGGGACTAACATCTCATTGAGTTCGAGAACTCTATTAACATGGTAGTCGTGTTGAGGGTGCATTTTATCCCAATATGGAGAGCCATGTGCCATAAGTTCCGCAATTTCGCGGTTAGCTTCGACAGGTGTCATTACTCCACTTTGAGCCGTACCCTCTAAGTTATCCTCTTTAATTTCATTAGCTAAAGAGGCAAACATCTTTACGACTTCTGGAAGATCTCCTAATTGTCTTCCATCAGCCAATTCAATTTCTAACATTTCTGGATCTGCAAAATGTTGCGCTGCATGGTAGGCCGCTTTCATATTTTGGTCGAAAGCTGCACCATATTCCTGCATTAATTCCAGTTTGCCTTGATGTTTAAGTTCTTCAGCATTGGAGTTATAAGACTCCGCTCTGCCACTAAATTGCTTATCTAACATCTCAGACATAACAGATGCCTGCTTGGCATTTAATCCTGCGGCAAAAGCCGCTTCCTTAAACGCACTTGCTTCCGCATCTTCATATGCTTCTGGCATTTTAATTTCATACCCATTGGAATCGTCAGGTCTTCCAAGTTTGGAGTATATTAAGTTCCAATCTTCGTCCGTTGCTGACTTCCCGGGAATTGGTACTTTATCAGCCCCAATAAGCCTCTGGGCATGGACATAAGACTTTGCCAAACCGCCTATATCACTAAAGTTTTTTAACGATGGCTCTGCTCTTATATCCTCTGGTAAACTGTCTAAAAAATTTATTGGTGTAGCATTTTCAGTTGCTACTTCTGGAGATCCAATCTCTTGGGTTGCCTCTTCGCTCATTTTTTTTAATCCTCTTGTTGTTGTATTTCTCTATTGGTTTTTTCCTCCATCATTCTCATAATCATAAGAATGACAGATCGTTGACCTTCCCTGAAAGAAGTGTCATGGGGATCGCCTGCTACAAATGTTGTGGTAAGAGCATGATTTCTGACTTTTAAATCACGCAACACAATTTTGCCTTCATCCGTGTTAAATAGCTGACGGTATGTCTTCTTTAAATCGTCTAATTTCATTCTAGTTCAGATGCCTGCTCTGCTTGTGCCAACACTTTCATCATAGGGGCGGCTGCCTGTACGTTTTGTGCCTCAACCATCTGGTCCTGTTGTTGTGCCTGTTGAGCCGCTTGCGCCTGTTTCTGCTCCTGTAACTCTGCTACTTCTTCTTCTGATCTTAAAATTTTCGCAGGCATTCCAGTAACTTCTGCGATATACTTAATCAAACCGTCTGTATCTATATAATCTCCAACTGGTGCAATCTCACCCATTTGCATCATAACTTCCAAACCTCTCATAGTGCTTTGAAGGTCTGTTAGCTTCTGTGCTTTTGCTAGAGGTGATACATACTCAATATCAATGTTTTGACCCTGCAACATCTCAGGAGCCTCTGGAAGCTGCCTATTTCTTAATAACAATTCGAATGTCCTTGAAATAAGAGGTTGGAGAAGTTCTGCCTGCAATCTACCTAAAACTGGACCCAATATCCGCATTCGCTCTTCTGCTAACTGGAGCGTTTGTGTTGCGGTCATTCTTGGGCCTGATTGTGGTGTAATTAACTGATCAACGTAAAAGGCTTCCCGGATAGCCTGCCGTCTTTGTTCTTCCATATTCAGACCAAGGGGATTGTTTGCTCCAACTTGTAGCGGCTCCAATCTGTCTCTTGTTCCTGTTCTGTAGAAGTTTAACGCTCCCGGTGTTGTCCTAACTGGTAGAATGAAGCCATCATCAGGCACCATCAATGGGGGGTCTATCTGTTTTTGGGCGGCCCTAATGGTGACTTCACTCATCTTATTAAGCATTTTGGTGTCAGGTAATGCGTTCATCGCAGGGGATCTTCCCCAAATACTGACACTATCCTTATTCATTCTGGGTACACAAAACGGCATAGAGTCAAAGCCAGACTCCGACAATAGTACCTTTGAATCAAGATGGTAATATATCGATGCAAACGGCTTGTCTTTGGCAAACTTACCTTTAGCTTCTGCCCTTGGCTGCACCACATGAATAATCTCATGCTCTACATAAGGATCGTTCTGGCTATCCTTTTTTACTCTATCGGGTAGGCTATCTTCCCCAAAGCGTTGCACGATCTGCCTAGCGGTCATTTTAAATTTTCTAAATACCGTATCGACTTTATCGTTCATATTTTCAGAAATACAAATCTCTGCAATATGACGCGCAGAAAATCTTAATGTATCGTTTTCATTCTCATACTCAATAAATATAGACGCAGTGCCAAACACTACGAGGTCATAGTACAGTTCATGGATCTCTTGCTGAAAATTTGAGCGTTGAAGTGCTTTGTACATCTGGGAGGAACACGATTCAAGCCACTCATTTGCTGCATCATTACTTTGTAGTCCACTATCCCTGTATTGTAAGCTGAACCACGGAGTGCTTGGCGAGGTCAACATTCCATGTAAGCTAGAGGCTAAAAGTTCCACGGAATGAAGGGCGGTACTGTCATAGATCAACTCAGTACGTTTATCGCCCTGAGTACGCTGCTTGGTTATATCAGCCTTTCGAGGTAGCATATAATCCGCTAATTCCTGCCAATGCTTTTCCCAATTTGATCTTTGAGTCAGTAAACTCTGGTAACGCTTATCTAATGCAGCTATTTGTGGTAAAATCTTATCTGCCATCATACATCCCCATTAAGGATTTTCTTCTTTTACTTTTCTTAGGATCGCCACCCATTGCGCGACCTTTTCTTCGCTGCTCCATTCGCTCCAATGGGTCAACATTCATGGCAAACCGCATACCCTCAATGGGTTGTGATGAAATAGAACCCATCATGCCTGCAACATTTTTTTTCTTAGTCCCATACATTAGGCAAGCAGTCCTAACTTTTTCTTTTCATCGTCAGTCAATAATCCTGCCTGCTTTATAAGACTGCCGCTCTTTAATTTCTTTTTTGCAGTCGTTACAGTTGCTTCATCACTGAGTTCGGTCTTTGTTTCATCAGTGCCTTCCGTGCTGCTCGTACTCTCTTCATTATTGCTCGGACCCGTTTTTGGCGGTGGTGGTGGAGTAGGGATTGTGGCTTCTTTTTCGGTGGCTTCTTCATTTTGTGCCGTTTTTACTAATGATTGCTTTTCCTGCTCTTCTCTCTGCATTCTTTGTGCGTCACGGGTTTCTTGATTTCTTTTATAAGTGTTAAACCTTTTTATTTCTTCGGTTGTGGTAGGGTTCACAACATTGACTGCTTGAAACTCCAACGGGCCTATTTTTTTCTCTACCTGACCAACACCAAGCGCACCAAGAAGTCCTTCCTTTGGAGGTGTCAAAACCTGATTATCTGGTGATAATGCCTTGTTTTGCTCTTTTTTATCGAAATAGGTTGGACCACCTATATTCAAACTCTTAAAGAAATCTGCTAAGAACGACATTGCATACTCCTATGCTGCAAAAGGGTTGTATCTGTTGTCAGCCATCATTTGTGGTGGCCTGTCACCAATTCTTGTTTCTCTTATACCCACCGCCAGATACCGAAAGGCATCGGAAGCATGGCTAGACCAATCGTGAACGGGTGAAGATCTAAAACTTCTGGTCTTCTCGTTATATGCCCTATGATACTGCCTCAATGCCTCTAGCCCTGCATGACAATTTGATTTATCAAACCAGCAACGCGGAATAATCATCTGCGCGGCATGAATACCATCTTCAAGGGGCAGCTTCGGAACAACCCGAAAATTCAGACCCAAATCCCATGCTACCTCTCTCCGGGACTTACCAGACCCTAATTCACGAACATCTATGTCATGTGGTGCGTTATGGGTGCCGTATAGGTATCCTTTTTGGTTGAGAATAGAACAGTAGTGGGGTAAGCCCTCATTCCTATTTTCATAAAAATCTATAATATGTATGGCTCTGCCAATGGTCTGCGTAAACCAAATAGCGGTACTATCGCCTATTCCCAGATCCCACCAAGTATCAACCTTGGCAACGGGGTCGTAAGGAACCTTCGTAATTCTTCCATTATCCAGCGCATCCTGTAACTCTTTTCCAAAGATCGCTCCCGGGACATTCGCGTTCCAGCTACACTCAAACTCCTGTGCATACTGGTCAGCCGACATCATTTTTTGCGCGGCTTCGAGTTCCTCTTTGTCGATGATGTTGGTTTCGCTTGCTTTGTAGACTGCCGTGAGCCAGTCGGTCTGCCCCTTGGCTTCTTCATAGAGATCGAAGAAAGCGTTATGTCCTTTCGGGGTTCCGATGAAGACCGCCCAAGTTTTCCGATCATCCGTTGAACGATCCGATAAGGCAGGCCGAATAACCTCTGGAAATAGTGACTCAGGCATCTGAGCCATCTCATCAAGAACTGCGCCATCCAAAAAAATTCCTCTCAAACTATCTGGTGTCTCGCCACCAAGTAAATTAATCCGCGCCCCATTTGGTAAATCACAACGGAGTTCGGTTTCGTGAAATCGTGTCCCCGGTATCTTATTACTAAAATCCTTTAGGTAATCCCAAGCTACACTTTTCGCCTGCCGATATGTGGGGGCGATATATGCGTATCTAGGGTTCTTCTTCTGGTTAAGAATAGCGTCCCGTAGAACGTGATTTATGGCCCAGACTGTCTTTCCCCATCTACGATGACAAACAACCACTCCCCATCGCTTATTCTGCATCTCAGAGTGCAATTTAGCCTGCAATGGCCTTGGTGAATATGGTATCTCTATCTTCATTGTGTGTGAGTGTAAGACACTCTCCTTAGAGTATATTAACGTCCTATAAATTGCGCCCAAAAATGGGAGGGGTGGGGTGCCTCCCTCCACCAAAAAAGTTGTCACCGCCAGCCGTACTGCGCACAAACTACGCACAACCTTGGGGGATATTAATTAATGTCCAACAATACTTGAGCCTTGGAGATACAACGCACTAGAATAAATATCTAGTGGGTGATGCCCGACCTCTGCCTGCCTCGCGCGTGTAGTTGCCGTCACACAACGTACAATATATATA